TCCAGAAAAGTTAATTGAACTTCTTTTTGTTGTTGTAGATAAGGATAAAAATGTTATTCCTTTTTTTCTCAATGAAGTTCAAAATGATTTTATTAAAAATGTTCTAAATAAGGCAAAGAAAGATTTTGAAAATAGAGAAATAACAGATATATCAATTCTAATTCTAAAAGGAAGGCAACAGGGTCTTACAACTGCAATTACTGCATATCAGCTTGCATGTTCTATAACTCAAAGAAATTTTGAAGGAATTACTTTGGCTGATGAATCTTCAAATACCGAAGCAATATTTCAAAATAAAGCAAAATATGTTTATAACCAATTGCCAGACGCCATAAAACCAACAGAAAAATTCAACAACAAGAGACAATTACTATTTGAAAAGCTAAATAGTAGTTGGTCAGCCGATACTGCAACAAGAGACGTAGGTAGATCAAGGACAATTAATTTTCTACATGGTTCAGAGGTCGCTTTCTGGAGAAATGGTGTTTCAAACATATTAGCAGGTCTGGGTGAAGCATTAACTAAAAGTTCTGTTAAAATTTTTGAAACGACAGCAAATGGATTTAATGATTTTAGGGAGATGTGGAAATCAGGAGCACATATAAATGTTTTCTACGAGTGGTGGAGAACTAAGGAATATAGAATTGAGTTTGCAAGTAAGCAAACTAAAGAAAACTTTTTGCAAAGAGTTGATACAAGAGAAGATTGGATATATGAAAGGTTAAGGTGGCTTAAATATGTAAAACACTTAGAAGATGAACAACTGTGGTGGTACTATTCTAAATACAAAAAAATGCTAAATAAGGAGTTAATAAAACAAGAGTATCCATGCACTGCGGATGAAGCATTTTTAAGCAGTGGTAACTGTGTCTTTGATAAAGATAAAATAATTGCAAGAATAGATGAAGCACCTAAACCATTGAAAATAGGTTATTTTGAATATGATTATGACGACACATTGCCAGCATTTGGAACACTTAATCCTTATACAGATAGACCATACAAGAAAAACAAAATATATAATATCAAATGGGTAAATGATCCAAATGGATATATTAAGATATATCGTTTACCTAATACTCCAGAAGTAACTGAATATTGTATAGGAGGAGACACTGCAGGAGAAGGAAGCGATTATTTTACAGGCCATGTGTTAGATGCAAAATATGGAATACAAGTTGCTGTTTTAAAACAACAAATGGATTCTGATTTATATTCAAGACAAATGTATTGTTTAGGTATGTATTATAAACAAGCTCTTATGGGTATTGAAAGTAATTTTGATAGTTTTCCTATTAAGGAATTAGTAAGACTTGGTTATCCAAATATGTACATAAGAGAAAGAGAAGATAAATTCTCTGGAATAAAAGAAAAATCTTATGGATTTAGAACTACAAGTGTAACTAGACCTGTTATTATTTCAAATCTAGTTAGAGTTGTAAGAGAAAATGTTGAATTAATTAATGATGTAGATACTTTAAAGGAAATGCTAATGTTTGTAAAAAATGAAAATGGTAGAGCAGAAGCACAGGAGAATGAACATGATGATTTAGTTATGGGCCTTGCTATTGCTTATAGAGTTATGGAACAAGTTCTATTTAGGAATGAACCTATTACAATTGAAAATAGATATGAATTTAAAAGTGATAATAATGATTTCTTTTCTGATAGTGGTGAAGAAATTGAAATTATATAGGAGGAAATATGGATATTATTTATGTTATTATGCTAGTCTTTATGACTGGCTCTTTTTGTGTTATCAGTTTTTTAATAGGTGCAGGAAAAACTAAGGTTAATTTGAATCCAATTGAAGCAGTAAAAGAACACATGGAAATGAAGAAAGAACAAGAAGAATACGAATTAGAACAAAAACAAAATGCAGTTATGATGGAAAATATTAATAATTATTCAGGTTCATCACTTGGACAAATTGATATACCAGAATAGTAGGAGGTAATTATGGATTTAAAAGATGTAAAAGAAACTGAAGCATGGGTATTGTATGTACAAGCACAGGAATATGCAAGAAAAACTAATATTTATGATTCTACTGACCTTAATTTTAGAATGTATAATGGTGATCAATGGAATGGTGTTAAACTAAAAGGAATTGAGCCAGTACAATTGAATTTTATAAAACCAATTATTAATTATAAAATAGGTTCAATAAGTCAAAATCTATGGGCTATTAATTATAGTGCAGAGAATGTTAATAATAGAGAGTTTGCAACTATTGCTAGAAATGCTTGTAAATTATTAAATAAATTAGCTGCGAAAATTTGGGAGAAAACTTATATGGATTACAAAGTAAGACAAATGAGTAAAAATGCAGCAATTAATTCTGAATGCCCTGTTTATATGAATTGGAATGATGAATATAAAATGCCAGATGTAGAAGGATTAAATAAAACAGATATTTATTTTGGAAATGAAAATAATTCTGATATTCAATCTCAACCGTATATTTTAATTAAAAAGAGAATGCCTGTTATTAATGCTAAAGAATTAGCAGAAAAAGAAGGTATAAAAGATAAAGAATTAGATTGTATAATTGGAGATATGGAAACATTTGAGGAAGCAGGCAAAGCAGCAAAAGAAGAAAAAGACAATATGGTTACAGTTGTATGGAAGTTCTGGAAAGAAAATAAAACAGTACATTATTCTATTTCAACAAGATATTGTGAAATTAAAAAAGATGAAGATTCGCAATTAAGATTATATCCTATAGTACACATGATATGGGAAGAAGAACAAGGAAGTGCTAGAGGAGTTGGAGAAATATCAAGAGGTTTAATTGCAAATCAATTAGAAGTTAATAAAACTTTAACTAGAAGAGTTTTAGTTGCAAAAAATACAGCTTATCCACAAAAGGTTGTTAATATAGATAGAGTACAAAATCCATCTGCTTTAAATGAAGTAGGTGGAATTATTAAAGTTACAGGAATTGATGCTCAAAGCGTATCAAACATGTTCGCTAATGTACAACCTGCTCAAATGAGTTCAGATGTTGATAAATTGCAAAATGATTTAATACAAACTACAAGAGAGCTCGCAAGTGCTTCTCAAGCAGCAAGTGGTGATATAGATGCAGAACAAGCATCAGGTAGAGCAATTTTAGCAGTACAACAGGCTTCACAACAACCATTAGTAGAACAGGTTAGTATGCTTAAAAAGACGATTGAGGAGATAGCAAGAATTTGGATAGATATGATTAAAACTTACAACGAAGATGGATTAGTTGTAGAGTATGAAGAATTAGATCCACGAACAGGAGAACCTGTATTACAGGTTGGCAAAGTAGATTCTATAACTTTACAAGAAATTGAAACTTCTGTAAAAATAGATATTACTCCTAAAAGTGCTTACGATAAATATGCACAAGAAAGAAGTATTGAAAATTTATTTGTTAAAGGTATGTTTAGTCCACAAATGCTAGGTCAAACAAAATTTTATTTAGAATGTTTAGATGATGATGCAAATATGCCAAAACAAAAATTATTGGAGCATGTTAATAAGGAATTAGAAAAACAACAAAGAATTGCTGCAATTCAGGCAAAAGGACAACAAATGATACAAGCTCAACAGCAATTTTATAATCAAGATCCAGATGCTCAAGCAACTCAAATTATGAAAGAAAAATTAAAACAGAAATTGATAGAAGATTATAAAGCAAGACAAGCAGGAGGACAAGTGCAGGAAGTTGAACAGGCAATACAGAAAAATGCCTAAAATTCGACAAAAATCGACACACGAGAATTGATTTTAAGACGTTTATATTTTTTAGGAATATGTTTATATTCCTTATTTTTATGTTCCAAAACGTGTTTATGAACTAAAACTGATAATCATGGAAATTATAGTCTACCAGACTTTAAATGAGGTGAAAAAATGGATAATGATGAAGAAGTGTTAGAACAAACTAACGAAACTGAAAATGTAGATACTGTAACTACAGAAGAAAATCAGGGAGAGGTAACCGAAGCCGAAGGAACTAATGAGGGTTCTAAAAAAGAGGAAAATAAACTCGAGATTACACAAGATGAACTAAACAGAATGATTGAAGAACGAGTTAAAAGAGAAAAAAACACATCTAGGAGAAACGAGTCTAACTTAAGACAAGAGTATGAAAACAAAATTGCTAATATTGAGAATATCATAAAGGCTGGTTTTGGAACAAATAACTTGGATGAAGGTTTAGACAGAATAGCTGAGTTATGCAAACAGAAAGGTATTAAGATACCGGATATGATAAACAGCAATTCTCAAAGTGATTTAGAAGTGTTAGCAAATCATTCAGCAAGTGAAATTATAGCTGATGGATATGATGCAGTTGATTCTGAATTGAAAAGACTTGCAGGAAAAGGTGTAGATAAAATGACTACACGAGAAAAGCTTATATTCTCAAAATTAAATGACCAAAAGAAACAAATGGATAATGAAAGAGAATTAGAGGCTATAGGAGTAAAAAGAGAAATACTTGATAGCAAGGAATTTAAAGACTTCGCAGACAAGTTTACTGGAAGCAAATTTTCTATGAAAGAAGTATATGAAATGTATGCTCAAAATAATAAGCCTAAGCCAAAGGCTAAACCAATTGGAAGCATGATTAATAATAATCCTAAACAGCCAAAAGATTTTATATCTGAAGCTGAATATGACAAGATGTCAAAGAAAGAAATTCAGGACAATATGTCTGTTATAAGAAAATCAATGCTTCGATGGTAATAAGAAGGAGTGATTAAATATGGCAGGAAATTTTAAACCTATGTTCTGGTCAAATTATTGTGAAACAGAACTTAAACAAGATTTATTATTAGCAAACTGGTGTGATTACAAATATGAAGGAGAAGTAAAAAAAGGTGCAAGACTTAAAATAGTTGGTGTTGTAAGACCTACAATTCAAACTTATGTACCTGGAAAAGACTTAAATATTGAAAATCTAGGAGATAACTCTCAATATTTAGATATTGATCAATTTAAAGCATTTGCTTTTGAAGTAGATGATGTAGACAGAGCACAATCTAAAGAGGGTTATTTGGAAACACAATTTGATGAAGCTAAAGAAGCTTTAGCAGAAGATTATGATAAATTTGTTGGAACACTTGCAAAAGAAGCTTTAGCATCAATGAAATCATCTTCTACAGATATTTCTGCAGAAGCAGATCCATTTAATACAATAAGAGCAGGACTTGTTAAATTGTATAAAAATGGTGTTACTACAAAAACTGAATTAGCAGCAGACCTAAATCCAGAACACTTAGATGCTTGTAGAGCAAAACTTCAACAATTATTTACAGATAATGTTGAATATATTAAAAGAGGTGCTGTTGGTAAATATAATAACTGCTATTTAAGGATGTCAAATAATTTATATAATGACAACAAAGACGATTGGGAAATGATAAGAACAAAGAAAGCTATGGCTGTAGCAAATGCTGTAGACAAAGTTGAAACTGCAAGAAAAGAAAAAGGATTTGCAGATATTATAAAAGGTTTACATGTTTACGGTGGTAAACTTGTTAGACCAAAAGAGTTATATGTAATATTAGCTCATTAATAAAGAGGTAGAGATACCTCTTTAAATTTTATTTAAAGGAAGGAATGATGATAATGGCAGTAGCAACAGGTAAATTTATAAAAGTATGTAATGAAATAAAAGCTGTAGCAACTGATTTAGTTGCAGTAGATGCTGCAGATGGAATCAAATTTGATTGTAAAAATTATCCAAACGAAAGGGTTATGTTTTTAGTAAAAAATACTGAAGCAAGTAATGCTAAAGATGTAACAGTTGTTAAACCATCTAATGGAGGCTATGCAGCAGCAGATGCTGATATAGTTTTAACTGATTTAGCAGCAGGAGCAGAAGCAGTTATTTGGGTAGAAACAGCAAAATACGCAAATAATGATGGTTCTATTGTTTTAAAAGGCGAAAGTGCTAGTGTTAAAGCAGTAGCTGTAGTGCTTGGTTAATATAAGGCGGTTTTACCGCCTTTTATCGTGTTAAAGAGAAAAATATATTGGTGCAACTCCAATAGACACGTTTTTAGGAGGTTTTATGGATAAGTTAGAAAGTTTAGAAAAGTATTTTATTACACCTAATGTTAATTTTTATGGAGGATATACACATAATGGTAAAGATATTTTATTATGTGATGATACTGATGAGGATCCAGAATATGAGTATAAAATACATATTGTTGATATGATTAAAAACAATGTATTAATTAAGGATATTGAAAAATCTTATAAAATGAGAAATGGAAAGAAAGTTACTCAAAAGGAACATCAGGAGATAGAATTAGATGATGGACAATTATTAATTTATGTAGAAGGTAATGGTTTTATTATAAGTGAATATAAGATGGTAACAATTGATGAAGCAAAGGCAAGGTATGATTTATTGAAAAGTCCTAACAAGGAGGAATAATAATGTATCTAAGAGATTTTAAAAAAGCAACTTTACAATTTATTGAAGAACATGAACCAAGTTCTCTAGTATTAACAAAGGATAAGGATATACAAGATAAAATAAATGCTGTTATAAATAATAAAATGTTTGATATTATGAAATACAAAAAAATTGAAGCTAAAGAAGTAATGGAAGTTTCAGAAAATCAAGAAATAGAATTAAGTGATATAGATTCAAAATGTTATCAGATAAAAAAGATAAAAGGTGTAGAGTATGAGCCTGATGGAAAATATATAACATTTTTGGAAGATGGTACAGCATCTATTTATTATTATAAGTACCCTAAAACAATTAATGATGAAACAGAAGATGATAAATATAAATTTGAATTAGATGATGAGGCTTTAGAAGTAATGAAAATTGGTGTTGCTGCAGCTTTATTAAAAATGGATATTTCAAATAGATTTGGACAAATTTGGGAGGATGAATACCAAAGATTATTACAAACATTAGATTCAAGAAAAACAGCAGGAATAATTACAATAGGAGAGGGAGTTGATGTTTAATGGGTGGTTCAACAGGAGCAGCTGCAGGAGGCTTATTATTAAGAAATTATAATGTTTTTAGAGGTGTAGATTTTACTAATTTTGAAGTAAGTTTATATCGTTCGCCAGATTCTAAAAACATGTGGAAGAATTATAAATCTTTAGGTAAGGGAATAGAAAGCAGACCAGATATAGAAAGCTTTTTGCAACTAACTAATACTATATATGGTCTATTTTTTTATAAAGTAAATCAGGTACAGCATATTATTATACATTGTGGAGTTTCTTTAATAGATTACAATGTAAGTACACATACACAAACAACAATAAAAGCAACAGGAATGAATCCTAGAAAAAGCCAATACTTTATATATCAAAATTTGTTGTATATAAAAGATGGTTTGAATTATTTAGTATATGATGGAACAACATTATCGGACGTTGTGGGATATATACCAACTACTTCAATTTCAAGAAAGCCATCAGGTGGCGGAACTATATTTGAAAATGTAAATTTACTAAGTGATTATAGAAAGAATAGTTTTGTGGCAGATGGAACAAGTAAAACTTTTAAATGTGATGTTGAAACTTTTAGTAGTTCTACGGTAAAAGTATGGGTAAATGATGTTGAAAAAACAACAGGATTTACTGTAAATGCTTCATCTGGTTCGATAACATTTTCTACAGCTCCAACAGCACCATTAACAGATGGACAAGACAATGTAATAATTCAATTTGAAAAAATAGTTTCAGGTTATGCAGATAGAATTAAGAAATGTACCTTATTAGCAACTTTTGATGATAGGGTATTTTTTAGTGGAAATCAAGATTATCCAAATGTTATGTGGCATTGTAGCATTAATGATCCTACTTATGTTGCAGATACAGATTATTATAATGAGGGATTAGATTTAAGTCCTGTAAAAGCATTGGTACCAGGTAATAATGCTTTATGGGTTTTAAAAGAACCATCTCAAGCTAATACAACAGTATTTTACCATACACCAAGTCCAACGTATGTTAATGATATTTTGGTAAATATATATCCTCAAGCACATTCAAGTATAACAATTGGATGCAAAGCTACAGGAATTAATTTTGGAGATGATATAGTATTTTTCAGCGAACGAGGAATGGAAGGAATTGCAGGAGATATAACAACAGAACAATTTTTAGCACATAGAAGTTCTTTGGTAGATGCAAAAATGGTAAATGAATTAAATTATAAAAATATGATATTGCAAGAATGGGAAGGATATTTGCTTGTAATTATAGATAATAAAGTTTATTTAGCAGATAGTAGAGCTTTATTTACTAATTCAAATCATAATGAATATGAGTGGTTTTATTGGGAATTTGAAAAGAAATTTACATGTGCAAATGTGCATGAAGGGGTGTTATATCTATGTTCAGAAATGGTTGATGGAGAATCTAATATATATACTTTAACAAAGACTAATACAGAAATTGAGGCATATTGGACAACTTGTTTTGATGGATGTGGTTATCCACAGATGCAGAAGATAACAAATAAAAGAGGCTGTGTAATAGATATGACAGGAGAAAATCTTAAAGTAGAAGTTAGAACAGACAATGAAGAATTTGAAGAAATTGATGTTTATGAAAACACAAAAAATTATATAGTACCAAGAATTAAAAAGAAAAAATGGAAAGATATACAATTAAAAGTATCTTCACAAGTTCCTTTTGGTTTAGAAAGGATATGTTTAGAAATTTATGTTGGAAGCTATATTAAGAGATAAAGGAGGAAAATATGGCAGGATATACCCAAAATTCTAATGGTGGATATGATGTAAATTATGAAGATGAAAGATTTAAAAATGTAGAGCAAGAGAGAGTACAGAAAGAAGCTAATTTAACAAACACTTATGATAATATGATTAACAATTCAGATTTAAATTATAATAATCAGATTAAAGCGACACAAGACTATGCTAACAAACAAAGTGAAATACAACAGGCTAATACCGATTTTGCAATACAACAAATTGAGCAACAAAAAGAACAGGCTCAAAAAGACTATACTAAAGAACAACAAGGTGCTTACGTTGATTATATGAAGCAAACAAAATCTAATCAGCAAAATATGGCCAATGGTGGCTTAAGTAATACTGGATATAGTGAAAGTTCTGTAGTAAGTATGTATAATGCTTATCAAAATAGAGTTGGAACAGCTAAGGATAGTTTAAATCGTACAATTTTGAATTATAACAATTCTATACAACAGGCAACACTTGCAAATAATGAAGCTTTAGCAGAAATTGCTTTTAATGCTTTACAAACAGAGAATCAGTTAAACCAACAAGCATTTGAATATAAAAATTCATTATTATTGCAAAAAGAAAATGCTCTACAAGCATTAAATGATACATATTATGCTAGATACCAAAATGTTTTATCACAAATTAATAATGAGATAGATCTTCAAATGGAACTAGATAAAATTGACAGGGAGTATGAACAATGGCAAACAGAGTTTGAGGCAGAAAAAGAACAAAGAAGAATAGAAAGAGAACAATGGCAACAAGAATTTAATTTGCAAAAGAGAGAAACAGAAGCAAGTATTGCTGCTACAAATGCACAGGCTGCTAATTATAGAGCACAAGCAAGTGCAAAGATAAAAGAAGCTAATAAACCTTATAAAGATACTCCAATATTAACTTCTACAGGACAAAAATTATTTGATAACATTAAAAAACTACAAGAAAAAACACTAAGTTCTAATGCCTTAATAAAAGGAGTAGCAAAAGTAGCTGTAGGAAATAAAGAAAATATAAGAAAAATGATATTAAAACAATTTGATGCCGGTATTATAGAGAATAGTGATGCGGAAATATTATTTGAAAAATTTGGATTATAGGAGGCAATTTATGTCTTGGGAAGAATATAAAACAAAAAATTCTCAAATTAAAACACAGAATACAACATCTTCTTTAAGTTCTTGGGAAACATATAAAAAGAAAAAAGAACAGGAAAAAAAATTAAATGAAAAAGAATTCTTAATTGAAAGCAATAAAAAGGCAAATATAAATAATGTAGATGGAGAAAAAGTAAGCAATAATTCTATAAATAAAAATGAAGCAATAAAAAATATCAATAGTAATAAACAACTTTCTCCAGAAATGAAAAAAACATTAATCCAATCATTAAATAATGAGAAAACAAATAATATAACAGAAAACAAAACAACAGAATTGAATCAAAAGAATACTGTATTAAAAAATGCAGGTGAATTAATTAAAACTCCTATTAGTGATATTATTGGAGATAATGAATTACATGATATAAAATATTTGGAAAAAGAGTTAGGAACAAGTGATAGTTTTTTTGAAACAAGTGAAGCTTTTAAAGATGGATACCAATTGGGAGATGTTACAAAGACAGTTGGTTCGACAATAGGAGATGTAGGACTACATGCAGTTAAAGGTATTAGTAATTTAGGAGAAGGTATAGGAGATTTAATTGTTTATGGAGAAGCACAAATAGCTGATATGAAAGGAAATACTGAAAAAGCCAATCAATTAAGAGAAAATGCAAAGAAAAATATGGTAGATGAGTGGTTTGAACCTGCAACTAAGGCAGTTAATAAAAATTCTGTTTTAGGAAATAAATCGGATGAACTTGCTGAAGGTTTAGGATATGTGGCAGGAATGACAGCTGTATCTATTGTATCTGGAGGTGCTGGTGCAAAATTAGGTTTATCTTCAAAGGTTGCAGCAACAATAGGCTCAACTGCGACAACATTTTCATCTTCAATGGGAAATGGAATGTCAGAAGCATATCAAAATGGAGCAACAGATGAAGAAGCATTTTGGTATGGAGTAATATCTGGTGCAGGAGAGGCAGGTTCAGAGTTAATGTTTGGTGGTCTTGGTAAAGCTTCAGGTGCTATTGGTTTAACTAAAGGTGTTGGGGAATTTGATGACCAAATTGCTAAATCATTAACTAAAAATATAAAAAATAAAATGGTTAAAACTTTAATTCAAAGTGGTGTTAAAGCAGCAGGTGAAGGTGCTGAAGAAGTTGTATCAGGATTAATTAGTGCAGTTGGTAAAAAAGCTACATATATGAGTGATGAGGATTTACAAAGCATTATAAAAGATGAAAATTTAGCAGAACAATTTTGGATGGGAGCTTTAACTTCTGCAATAGCTCAAGGACCAAGCACAATTAAAAGTGTAAAAAATGGTACAGATTTTATTACAGGATATACTGAAAACGAACAAAAAGTTTATGATACATTAACTGAAAATAAAGCAAATGAAGAAATTACAAAAAAGACAGTTGATAATATGATAAATGAACAAAAAGAAACTTTAGAAAAAGCTTATGGTAGAGAATTAACAGCAGATGAATTAACTGAAATTGAAAATGCTGTAAATGCTGTAAAAGAATCAGGAAAATTAAATACAGAAAATACAAAGCTTTCTAAAAAAGAAAGAGGAGCAATTGAAGAAAATATTAAAGAAGATTTAGAAAATGGAAATTTAAAACTTGAAACAATAAAAGAAATATTAGGTGAAGATGCTAATATTGATAATGATAGCTTTTTACAAAGAAGTGTATATGAAAATGAACAAAAATATTCAAATTATAAAGCAGAATTTACAGGAAATGAAAAAGTTGATAAATTATTACAAAGTGCTGTTGATTCTGGAGTAAATAATACATCTAAAACAAGAAAAATGGTTGATGTTATATCTAAATTAGTAGAAAATACAGATAGACAATATAGATTTGTAAATCAAGAACAATTAAAGAAAATGGGCTATAATGAAAATGCTAATGGATTAACAGATAAAAGTACAGGAGAAATATTATTAAGTGTAAATTCAAATAAACAAATAGAAGCAGTAGTAGGACATGAAACTACACATTTATTCGACAATAAAGTAAATGGAGAATATACACAAGAATATAAAGATTTGCAAAATTCTGTTACTGAATATTTAAAATCAAATGGTACATATGAAGCAAAAATAAAAGAAATTATGGACACATATACTAAAGCAGGAATAACATTAACTCAAGAACAACTTATGGAAGAAATAACTGCAGATACAATTGGAGATAATTTATTTGGCAAAAATGCAGAGACATTTATTAATAACTTAACAACTAATAGAAATGTGTTCCAAAAAATTTATGATTATATAAAGAAAGCTGTAATGAATTTAAAAGGATATAAGACAGAAGAAGCAAAACGATTACAGAATTTAAAAGATAGTTTTGATAAAGTATATAAAACATTAAATACTATTGGAACTAATACAGATACTGATACAAAATATTCTATTGCAGGAAGAAAAGGAATGAATAATGCTATAAAAGAAGATAGTTCTAATTTAGTAATTGAAAGATCATATAATCAAGCATTAAAAATGGCACAAAATGGTACTGATAACGAAACTATAAGAAAGACAACAAATTGGTTTCAAGATAAAAATGGTGATTGGAAATTTGAGTTTTCAGATAAATACATGACTTTAAAAAATATAAAATTAGAAAAAAATAAGACTTATAAATTAGGAAATATATTAATGCATGATATTTTATTTGAAGCATATCCTGAATTGGCTAATTATAAAGTTTCTTTTAAGAATATGAAAGCAAATGGCTCTTATAATAATAGTAGTAAATCTATAAGAATCAATAATAATAAGATAAATTCAAAACTATCAATTGAAAGTACATTAATTCATGAAATACAACATGCTATACAAAATGTTGAAGGATTTGAAAAAGGAGCTTCATCTAAACCAAGTAAATTAAGATATTATAAAACTTTAGGAGAAATAGAAGCTAAGGATACACAAAATAGATTTTTAAAAGAAATAAATGGAAATTTAAATCGTAAAACAACAGCTCCAGAAAGCTCTAAAATTAATCCTAAACATGCTAATTTAGATAATTATTTAAAAAATAGGAAAGCTATTGACAAAATAAAAGATGGAATATATAATTACTTTAAAGGTAAGGGTGTTAATTATGAAGTTTCTCAAGAATTTGATAATGAAGATACGCGACGAGATAATATTTTGGTGGATGGAAGAGTAAGCAGTGAAGAAAATACAAATATAAAATACTCATTAAGTAGAGCAGATAATCAAGGTAGAGAGTTAAGTAAAGGGCAGCAGGAATATTTTAAAGATAGTAAAGCTAGAAATGAAGATGGAAATTTAGAAACAGTATATCATGGAACAAATAATGTTGGATTTACTGAATTTAATAGAAATGTTAATTACTTTACTAATAACAAAAATGTTGCAAATACTTATACAAATTCAGATGGTTTATATGAAGGTTATGTGAATATTAAAGAACCTGTAACTATAAATGCTAATGGCGAAAAATGGTCTATGATAGATGTAGATAATATTACTATAGATGGAATAAGTGATATTAAAACTTTCTTAAATAATTATGGTGCATCTACTTGGAAAGAAAAAGGAAAATTAAGAACATCAACAGCAGATCTTGTATCAGCAATATATGATGCAGTAGATGAAGGAGAAATTTCTGCAGATGGAATAATTATTAAAAATATATATGACGAAGGTGCATATAGTGAATCTGTAGGTAAAGAATTAGGAACAGATTATATAACTTTCAATTCAAATCAATTTAAAAATTCAGATAATACAAATCCAACAGCTAGTTCAGATATTAGATACAGTATAAGTGATTCTAATAAACCATTAGAAGAAAGAGTTAGCGGTGATGAATTATTAAATACACAGGATTTTATTAATGAAATACAAAATGTTGGAGCAGAAGTTGATACAAATGGTTATGTAACAGTATATCATCAAACAACAGAAGAAAATGCAAATAAAATAAAAGAAAATGGAAAGATGTCAGCTAAAGAAGATGGCATCTTTTTTAGTACATCTAAAAATGCACAACAAAGTGAAGGACGAGGACAAGTTAAACTTGAATTTAAGATTCCTGCAGAAATGTTAAAATTAGATGATATATTTTTAGATAATGCTGATGTTAAAATTCCATTAAAAAATAAAAACGAGTCAATAGATGTAAGTAAATACTTGGTGAATAATGAAAATATAAAACAACAACAATTCGACATTATTCGACAAACAAATCCTGCAGATGATGATATTCATACTTGGATAAGAAGTGTAGAAGATATAAAAACATTTAAAGAAGCATTAGAATATGATGATTATGAAGGTCAAGATTTAACTCCTGATTTGACTCAAAAAATGGTAAATAATGCTTTAAATACTGGTAAGATTACTGTTTATAGTTCTTATGAAATAAAGAATGGTACTTTTGTAACACCTTCAAGAATGGAAGCAGAGAGCTATGCAGGAAGTAAAAATGTATATTCAAAGCAAGTAAATTTGCAAGATGTTGCATGGATTGATTCTTTACAAGGGCAATATGCTGCAACAAATTCTAAATATAGTATGACTCAAGGCAATACTGATCAATATTGGAAGAAACAAACAATTGATAATGATGTAGGAAATATAAGTAATACAGAGAACTCTGAACAGGGTTCTTTTAATTTGCCTAAAAATATTGAAAATGATGTTGGAGATTACAATAATAAAACAATAGAAGATGTTTTAAAACAGACTCCAGAAGAAAAACAAAACGGTATGAAGTTAAAAGCTAAAAATTATATTAGCAGAAGCAGAAGTAATTTTATTAATAACATTGTTAATAATTTTGGTACTAGCAAATTAGCAAATACTAAAACACTTAATGATGTAACTGAAAGAATTAGACAAGATATTGCAAATAATGGTACTCTTTCAACTGAACAGAAAAACAGTTATTTTAATGAGTTATATGATAATTTAGTAAAAATTGATACTGAATATTATGATACTTATAAGGATGTTAAAAATGATATTAGAAAAACTAAATTATTTATAGATAACACAATAAGAAGTGATATTACAGATTTTGATAATTTTAGAAAAGCTAATATGGGTAATATTATAATGACAAGTGATAGCTCTAATATTAGTATTGATCAGTATTATAAAGAATTATCTAGTGAATATCCTGAATTATTCCCTGATGATATTATTAATCCTACTCAACAATTAGAAAGAATTGCAGATGTTACGAAAGATATTACAAAGGTTGAAACAAATGTTGCTGCATATAATGATGCTAATTTAGGTAAAGATTATAGATATTGGGCCAGAGAAACTTTTGACAAAGATATTGATAAATTTTCTAATGATATTAAAATGGCTGAAAGATATAATAGTGAATCTAAAACAACTGAAAAACTTGGTATAACAAAAGATTTTGTAAAGGAATTATACAAACAACTTCCTTCATCAAGAATTAAATATGAAAAGGTAAGTGCTAAAGAGGTATTAACACAAAGAGATAGAGTTCAGGTTGATAGATTACTAAACAATGAAATATCTATAGATGAAATTCCTGCAGATTGTAATAAACAAGGCATAATAAAATTAGCAACTGCAAAGGCTGATTATGATGGACTACAAAAGGCTATAAAAGAATATCAAACAGAGATAAAGAATAAGAGAATCGAAGAAGCAAGAAATGATGTAGGTATTCTCGACCTTTGGAAAGATAAAAAGATAGGATTTCAATATAGCAGAGAAACACCAATTAGAAATATATATGATGTAGCACCTAAAAATGTTGCTGATACAATTGTTAATAAATATTTTAGACCTTATATAGAAACAAACGAAAAGAGTGTTGTTTCAGAAACTAACAATTATTTTGACAGAGTTAGAGATTTAGAATTAAGTGATACTAAAAAATATAAAATTGATTTTGAGGGAAGCAACAAAAAAGTTAGTGAAAGTACATTAGTACAGTTACTTGGTGAGAATAAAATCTCGACAGAACAAATTAAAGAAGCAGGGGCAGATGTTACTAAAATATCTAATGCAGTAAACGAATTTAGAAACATATATAATGAATTATTTGAAAAAATAAATGAATCTATGTTAGACAATGGATATGCTCCGGTTGAATACAGAAAAGACTATTTCCCTCATTTTACAGAAACAACAACAGATACTTTATTAGGAAAAGCAGCTAAATTATTGGGAATTGATATAACTAATAGAGAAGAATTACCAACAGATATTGCAGGTCAATCTTATAAATTTAAACCTGGAAGAACTTGGTTTGGTAACTTATTACAAAGAACTACAGATGCAACAGATTATGATGCTAAAAAAGGTTTTGAAAAGTATGTAAAAGGTGCAATGGATCTTATATATCATACAGGGGATATTCAAAATTTAAGAGCATTATCAACTGCAATAAGGACAACATATAATCAAACTGAAATTGCTAATCAGGTAGCTGAAATTAATGAATCTACTATGTCAGATTATGATAAAGCGGTTGCTATAGAAGAAATATATAATCAAGCAAAAGATAGATCTCATTTAAGTAAGTTTGTAGAATGGTTAGATAATTATACAAATTTATTGGCAGGTAAAAAGGCTATTAATGATAGGGGTGCAGAAAAAGAGCTAAATAGACAGATGTATAAAACGATGACAGATATTGAAAGCAGAATTGCAGCAAATGCAATAGGAGGAAATGTTGGTGTATCATTTACAAACTTTGCACCATTAGCACAGGCTTGGGGAGAAGTTAAGACACATAATTTAGTTAATGGAATATGGCAGACAATGAAAGCTACTTTAAAAGGTGATAGCAGTTTTGCTTCTGAATCTCAATTTATTACAAGAAGAAGAGGAATAGACTCACTTACAGAAACAACTTTAAATAAAATTACAAAGCCTTTAGATACTATACTTGGTTTTGCTGATAATTTTACTTCTGAAGCAATTGTTAGAGCTAAATATAATCAAAACTTACAAGAAGGTATGAATCAACAACAAGCATTAGAAGAAGCAGATAGATATGTTGCAGGTTTAATGGCAGATAGAGGTAGAGGAGCATTACCTACACAATTTAGTAATAAGAATCCAATTGCTAAAATGATAAATATGTTCCAAGTTGAAGTAAATAATCAATGGAGTTATTATTTAAAAGATTTACCAAAAAATATGCAAGAAAAAGCAAATAATAATAAAGCTAAAGTTATTAAAAATACAGCTATTGCATATACAAAAGTAATGGTTGGTTCTTATTTAATAAATGAATTATTAGGCTCTATTAGAGGAAATTCAACAAGAGTATTACCAGATCCTATATATATTATTAAGGAATTGATTAATGGTTTAAGTGATGATGATGACGATAATGATGATGATGCAGTAATTGAAACTTTGACAGAAGTTGCAGGAAATGTTCCATTTGTTTCTTTACCTGCTACGTTATTTGCAGATAGTCTTGGACTTGATGTTGGAGATATAGGAAGGGTATCTGTATCAGGTGCTATTCCGAACATTTCAGATATTGTAAGTGATTTAATGGATAAAGATAAAACTGGAAGTGAAAAAGCTAAAAGTATAGGTGGAGAATTATTAGATACTGTTGGTTCTTCTTTAGTTCTTCCTTATGGTGGCAGTCAAATTAAGAAAACTGTAAAAGGGTTATCTTTATATAATAATGAATTGCCTGGTTCATACACAGACTCTGGTGATTTAAGATATACTGTAGATGATGATTTAAAGAGTAAGGTTCAAGCAGGTATATTTGGTGCATGGGCTAATCCTTATGCACAGGATTATGTGGATAGTGGGTATAAAACTATAAGTAAAAAGAATATTGATGAGATGGTTGGCCTTGATATGAACTCATCTGAATATAGAGAGTTTAGAAAAGGTTTGAGTGCTGCAGGAACTAAAACAGAAGATAAATTAAATTATATTGATGCTTCGGATTTAACTACAGAACAAAAGAATTTAGTCGCAAATAATTTAAATAGCAATTCAAAGAAATCTATAGATATGGAAGATTATGGTGATTATAATTCTTATGAAGAATATAAATATTCAAGAGATTACCCAGAAAAATATAATGTTATAAAACAGATAGATTCTTATGATAATTTTGAAAAATACAAAGATGATATTTCTAATATTAAAAAACAATATAGTACAGATAATGGATATTCAACTTCACAAAGAAAATCTGCGGTACAAAGTTATATTGAAGGATTAGATTTAAATATGTATCAAAAGATGATGTTAGAACACGAAGCAGGAGGATATAGCATAAAGGAATATAGTAATTATATTCAAGAATATTTAGATTCAACTGATTTAACTGATAATGAAAAATACTACATTTGGGAAGAACTTTTTGAGAAGGAGGAGTAGTAGAAATGGCAAGTGGTTCAAGAACAATAGAAGATTTAGAAAGAAAATATGATTTTGCAAAACTTCTTGGATTAGCAGGTAATGTAAAAATGCAATCTAAATTTTTAATTAAAGTTGAAAATGAATTATTAAATATGCTTAATTCTTTAACAATTAATTTGAAAGATGTTTTAAATAACCAGAGTGAAGTTTCACTCTGGTTTTATTCTGGTACTCCTACTACTTCAAATAAACCATATATTGATTGGACAACTCCATCAGATCATGATGGAGATATTTATTATGATCAAGCAACCGGATATGTATATCAATATAAATATTCGACAAATTCATGGGTATTAAATACTGATACTAATTTAATTCAGGCTATGGTAATGACAAATGTGGAAATTGATACAACATCTGACCATGAAAGAAAAGTGTATTTTTCACAACCTTTACCACCATATTCAAGTGGAGATTGGTGGATAAAAACAGATGGAAATTTATTTGTATGTCAATTAGGTAGAGCAACTGGTATTTATCATGATGACGATTTTATAACAGCAACAAAATATACTCCAACTGTAGCAAGTGTAGATGGAGATGTAATAACTATAAAACGCGGGCAAGTTATTAAAATGAGTGATGTATTTGCAAGCTTTACCGATTTAGCAACAGGCGGAAGTACCATTATTAATGGTGCAAATATTAGCACAGGAACAATAAATACTGATAATGTAATAATTGGTAATGATAATGTTTTAATAGATGAAGAAGGCATAAAATTAAGTAATGGAGCTAAAGTTGTTGGAGAAAATGGCCTTATGAATACTTATCTTTTCCAAAGTGGCACAAAATTTCAAGCAATAGGATATTCTGGTGGAGGTAGTACATATATTCCAGCTAAAAAAGAGAAATTAGAAATTGAATTAGATATTCCTACAGGATTAGTAATAAGTTCTGCAAAAATTATTTTATTTCATGCTCCAGTAAAATGGGATGGATCATATTGGGGATATGCAAGAAATCTAAAACTATATAAGGCAACTAATATGAATAATAGGTTAATTACAGGAGAATATTCGGGAGATTATTCAAATATAGATGGTGCAAGTTATTCTGAAGTTTCTAATGCTTTTGAAAGTAGTGGTTATACTCCCTCTGCTCCAACTGATTCAACACATAATACAACTAATATAACATCATCAGAAATTAAATCAATATTTCAAAATGGCAGTGGTACAACAGTTGCTGGTTTATACAAATTAAAAATTGAAACATCAGATGCGATAAATTCTAGTTGGGGAGATGCTGATTTAGCAAGTAGAACAGCATTTGCTTATGCAATTTTAAAAATAGATGGCTATATGTCTTATAGCTAGAAAGGAGAAAAAGTATGTTTAAAATTAAGGACAGTACAATACATTGTTCAAGAGGAGATGGAGGCACAATTACACTAAAAATACCTATAACAGATGTAAATGACTATGTCAAATATGAGGATGATTATTCACCAACAAATGTATATTGGTATGATACAAAGAGAAAAAAACTATATGATTCAGATTATAAAGAAGAAACAAAAGTAACTATTGACACATTAACTATGGTTTTATATCAATTTCAAGTAGGAGATATTGTAAAAATGAATATCTATGAAAGGAATGGATATGGAAAAATACCAATTATGACTAAAACAGTAACAGTAGTAACTGCTGGAAATAGTGTAGATATATCATTAACAGAAAAAGATACAACATTTAGTGATAGTGTAAATAAGCCTACTACATATTGGTATGATATTTCACTTAATGAAGATATAACAGTAGTGTGTTACAACGAAGATGGACCCAAAGAATTTATTATATATCCTGCAAAAGGAGATGAAGAGTAATGTTAGAAGGAAATGAAGATTTAATAGGTCAAATTTCTCCTAGTGGTAATATAGTAGGTGCAATGATAGCTCAAAAAGGAGAAAAAGGCAATACAGGGCAAGCATTTACATATGATATGTTTACAGAAGAACAACTTAAGGC